GAACATCCCGCACAGATCCTCGAACGGCATCTCCAGGTCCTTGGCGATGAACGCGGCCAGCGCACGACGCGCGTACGCGGACTTGCTCATGCCTCGGCGGTTGGCCGCGTTCATCGCCAAGGACCTGGAGATGCCGTTCGAGGATCTGTGCGGGATGTTCCCCGCTGTCGTCTACGACCAGAACGTCAGCAAGTACATGGACGGGATGGTCGTCTCTCAGCGCGACGACGGTCAGGGCTACGGCCAGTGGCAGATCAAGGAACTGCTGGACTAGTCATGTGACGATAGGCGCATGAAGATGCGATTCAGGGCGAGTTGCCCCCTGTGCCGGACTCTCGTCCCGCAGGGTGCAACCGCCCTGCGCTTCTTTGGTGGCTACGCGCACCCCGAGTGTGCCGTGGCGTGGAAGCGACGGAGGATGGCACAGCGTGAGCGAACTTCACTTTGACCCCGAGGAGTTCAAGAAGTGGCCGGTCGCCGCACAGCAGAAGGCACTGTCTCTGCTGGAGCAGCGCAAGGACCCACCCCGGATCTGGTACTGCACCCGGGGGCGAGCCTGCAACGGTGAGGCTCACCCCGGGGCGGAGTACCCGCACGCCCGAGGCGACCAGTGGCCCCCTCAGGGCGTCGACTGGGCCTTCTGGCTGGCCGTCTCCGGGCGAGGCTCCGGCAAGACGCGCACCGGGGCCGAGTGGATCAGGAAGATGTCGCACTACGTCCCGCGCATGGCGATGGTCGGCCGACGCGGTACCGACGTCCGAGGCACGATGGTCGAGGGTCCGTCCGGCCTGATCTACGTGTGCGAGCGGGCAGGCATCTCCTACACGTGGGAGCCGTCGAAGAAGGAGTTCACCTTCGCCAACGGGGCGAAGGTGTTCGGCTTCTCCGGCGAGGAGCCTGACTCCCTCCGAGGCCCGCAGTTCGGCCTGGCGTGGCTCGACGAGCCCGCTCACATGCCGCTGATCGAAGCCGTGTGGGACATGCTCCTGCTGGGTCTGCGACTCGACGGCGTGCCTGGTGGTGCCAAGGCGCTGGTCACGTCGACTCCCCTGCCGATCAAGTGGCTCAAGGAACTCATGGCCGACCCCAAGTCCCGGGTCGTCCGCGTCTCCACTTACGCCAACCTGAACAACCTGGACCCGACGTTCCGCGACAACATCCTCAGCAGGTACGAGGGCACCCGACTCGGTCGCCAGGAACTCCACGGTGAGGTGCTCGCGGACATCGAGGGCGCGCTGTGGACGTGGGACCTCATCGAGAACGCCCGCGTCGCACCCGAGGACCTGTTCGCGTTCGCCCGGACGATGGACCGGATTGTCGTCGGCATCGACCCCGCTGGCACCTCGCGGCGCAAGAGCGACGAGACCGGCATCGTCGTCGTCGGCAAGAAGGACGGGCACATGTACGTGCTCGCGGACGCCTCCGGTCACCACACCCCGGAGCGCTGGGCTCGCCGGGCGTGCGACCTGTACGACCTGTGGGACGCCGACGCCATCGTCGTGGAGAACAACTACGGCGGCGAGATGGTCAAGTCCACGCTGGACAACATCTCGAAGTACCCCCGGGTCAAGGAGGTCAACTCCACGCGAGGGAAGTTGATCCGCGCGGAGCCGGTGTTCGCTCAGTACGAGCAGGGCAAGGTGCACCACACGGGGAACCTGACCGACCTGGAGACCCAGTTAACCGAGTGGATTCCTGGCAAGGGCTCGTCGCCGGACCGCCTCGACGCGCTGGTCCACGCCGTCACCGAACTCTCCGACCACGCCCGCCCGGCGACCCTGACCACCGCCTCCGGGCTGCTCATCCCGAACTCGAACCGCCGCAAGCGGTCCGTCCCGAACAGCGTCGGGCGCATCAACGCGCCGGAACGCCTCACGCACGCGACGGTACGCTCATGGACGTGACGGAGATCCTCTACATTTTGGCTGCCGTGCTGGTGGGGGTACTCGCCAGCGCGAGGCTCACAAGACTTTTGACGCAGGACACGTGGCCGCCCTCGGTGTGGGTGCGGATCAAGTGGTCGGAGATCACCGACGATGGGCCGTGGGCAGACCTTGTCGAATGCCCGTGGTGCGCGGCACCGTGGATCGTGGGGCTCAACCTCATGGTGGCACTGCTCACCGACATGCACGTCGCGTGGTGGATCTTCAACGGATGGATGGCAGCCTCCCTGGTGGTGGCTTGGGTGACGATCAAGGCAGGTGACTGATGGCACGACGCAAGACCCGCAGCGACGACCCTGTGGTCCCCAAGGCTCTGATCGCCAGCGCCAAGCGCTTCACGGGTGCAGGTGACCCCGTGCGCACGGCGAAGGCCGGAGGCAGTGGGTGGCAGGACGCCGCCTGGCACTTCTACAACACGATCGGTGAGTACGCGTACGCCGTGAACTGGGTCGGGAATCTCCTGTCCCGGGCGAAGTTGTACGCGACCCGAGACGACGGCGACGGACCCAAGCGCCTGCCCTCGACGGACCCAGCGTCGCAGTACCTGTCGGCTCTGTTCCTCGACGAGCAGGGCAAGTCGACCGCCCTCCAGCAGATCGGCGTGCACTACACCGTGGCCGGTGAGGCGTACATCGTCGGTGAGGAGCGAGCCGACGGTGACCACTGGGAGGTCGTCGCCGCCACGCGCATCCGTGGTGACCGCCGCTCTGACAACTCGATGCAGTGGTACGTGGACGGCATCCCGCTCAACGGCGACCCGCTCGTCATCCGCATCTGGCGTCCGCACCCCGTCGAGAAGTTGGCTGCCACGTCGCCCTCGCGCGCCGCGCTGCCGATCCTCTCGGAGATCGAGCGCCTCACGATGCACGTCGCCGCCCAGGTGGACTCGCGCCTGATCAGCGCTGGCATCGTCTTCCTGCCCAACGAGATGACGTTCGCCGTCATCGACGAGGACGGGAACACGATCACCGGCTCCAGCGACCTGTTCGTCCAGACCCTCCAGGACGTGGCGTCCCGCGCCATCGCCAACCGCGACTCCGCGTCGGCCCTCGTGCCCATCGTGATCAGCGCTGACGGCGAGTCCCTGGACAAGCCGAACCACATGAAGTTCTGGTCCGATCTGGACGCCCAGGCCATCGAACTGCGGACCGAGGCAATCCGCCGCCTGGCCCTCAGCATGGACATGCCGCCCGAGATCCTCACCGGCCAGGGCGACACGAACCACTGGTCTGCCTGGAGCATCGACGAGTCCGCGATCAAGTCGCACACCGAGCCCCTGCTGGCCCGGATTGCTGACGACCTCGCGACTGGCTACCTGCGCGGGATGCTCACCGACGACGGCATGGACCCCGAGGAGGCTCGGGCCTACGGCATCGGCGTGGACACCACGGAGATGCGCCTGCGGCCGAACCGCTCGCAGGAGGCCATGGAACTCTGGGACCGTGGCGTGCTCAGCGCGTCGACCCTCGTCGAGGAGACGGGCTTCAAGCAGGACAACATCCAGGACGACGCGGAGCACCGCCGCTGGCTCATCGACAAGGTCGCTGCCGGGCAGACCACCCCGGAGGCCGTCATCGCTGCGCTGGAGGCGCTGGGCGTCGTGCTCAACGTCCGCGAGGACCCGGACCCGCCCGAGGACCGGCCCGAGCAGCACGAGGCGCGGCCCACTCCGTCGCTCCAGGAGCACCCGCGCCAGGAGATCCCGGACACCAACGAGGCGTCGCTCATCGCAGCGTCCGAGGTGCTCGTGTTCCGAGCACTGGAGCGCGCTGGGAACCGCCTCAAGAACAAGACGCAGCGGCGCATCCCCGGCGTTGCCGCTGCCGAGGCGTACCTGTACCACAAGGTGGACACGGGAACCCTGGACTTCGTCCTGGAGGACGCGTGGTCTGCGGTCGGACGGTTCGCCCCGAAGTACGGCGCTGACCCGCAGCGGCTCACCGACTGCCTCGACGCGTACACCAGGGCCATCCTCGTGGAGCAGAAGCCTCACGACCCGGCGATGATGCGCACGTTCATCAACCTGTTGAAGGCAGCCTCGTGAAGTTCAGCGCAAACACCGAGCAGTTCTCCGCCGAGCGACGTGGAATCGTCGACTCGGCGGCGGAAACGCTGCGCCCGACCGTCGAAGCAGCCCTGATCGAGTTCAACGACGGCGAGGAGGACTGGGATCAGCCGATCATCGTCGACCTCGGGCAGATCTGGGACGCCGTACTGGTCGAGGACGAGGTCAACCCGGCCGATGTGTCCTTCGCGCCCTTCCGGCAGACCATCGAGGAGTCCCTGAACCTCACCACGAACACCCAGGGGGCCGAGCGAGACGCTCAGATCGAGCGCCTGAGCCTCTGGTTGGCCGCCGCAGTGGTCAACGCCGCCACGGTGGCCGCCGCAGAGGCGTTCGATGGCGAGGTCGTGCTCCTGGAGTGGGTCACGATAAAGGATTCGGAGGTCCGAGACCTCCACCGGCCCGTGAATGGCGACCAGGTGCCCACCGGAGAGACCTTCGAGGTCGGTGGGCAGCAACTTCACTACCCTGGGGAGCCTGTCGGGCCTCCTGAGGTCTGGATCAACTGTCGATGTGTCGTACGACCGGTGTTGGGAGAGGAAATGAGCGCACAGACCTTCGCTGTCGAGCCTGACGAGGACATCGACGACGACCTGGACGAGGCACCGACCGTCGAGACGGACGATGACTTCGAGTTCGACGAGATTCCGGTGCACGGCGTGCTCGCGCCGATCAATGTCATGTCCGGAGACGGCCGAACCCTCACTGAGGTGACCTGGGCCGAGGTTCCGCAGGCCCTGCGCTGGGTCAAGGCCGATGTTGGTGCCCACGACGGCGCTGTGCGCGTCGGAACCATCAAGAACATCTACGAGGCGGACGGCCTGGTCCGCTGGTCGGGCACGATGCTCCACACGCCCGAGGCGGACGACGCCCTGAACCTCCTGGCCGAGGGTCCGATGGGTCTGTCCGTCGATCTGGACTCCACGACCATGGAGGTGGACGAGGATCTGGCCGAGCCCGGCCAGATGTACGAGATGCGCGTCACCGGGCGCATCCGCGCGGCCACGCTCGTGGACATCCCGGCGTTCGTCGAGGCGTACGCGATGCTCGGCCCTGAGCCCGAGGTCGTCGAGATGTACGACGACGAGGACATCGCCGCCTCGGGCTGCGTGCCCTGCATGGCGAAGGAACTGGACGAGACGTACGCGATGCTCGTCGAGTTCGCGATCAGCGAGGGCGAGTGGGACGGTTCCGCCTCCCGGTTCAGCGACGAGGAGTGGCAGCGGTCCGCGATCGTCGACCGTGGCTCCTCGTACTCCACGCCGAAGGAGCGCTACGCCGTCCCGATCCTGGAGCCCAACGGCGACCTGTCCCGCGCTGCGGTGCACGCCGCTGCCGGTCGGATGAACCAGGTGGACGCCTCCCCCGAGGCGATCCGCGCCGGGAAGCGGAAGTTGATCGCCGCGTACCGCCGCCTGGACGAGGAGGCCCCCGACTCCCTGACGGCCTCTGCCTTCGCGCCCGGGACGCACGACGGTCCTGGCTGGGTCACGCACCCGGTGGACACTCAGCGCCTCCGGAACTACTGGACCCGTGGCGCTGGTGCGGCCAAGATCCGCTGGGGCCAGCCGGGTGACTTCAACCGTTGCCGTTCGCAGTTGCGCAAGTACGTCACCAACCCGCGCTACCTGGCTGGCACGTGCGCGAACCTGCACTTCGTGGCGCTGGGCTTCTGGCCCGGCCGCGAGTCCACCCGCTCGACCGAGGGT